GGCCTCTGTGGCTGTCGTTGAATCGCCTTAATCTCCTTATACAGGTATTCAAGACGCTTCATGATGGCTTGTTCTACTTCACTCATGAATCTTGTCTACCGCCCCTTTTCAAGGAATCTGTAAAAGGAGTCCATAGCGTGTTCACGCATATCATTCCTATTATGTTCCCACTCTTTGAGCTCTTGATAGACTGCATCTTTGAATGCTTCGTCGAATAGGGCATCTTCAATGTGCTCTATCATAAGACACGCCTTGTAGATTTCGAAAGCTCTATTGTCTTGCTTAAGATTCTCATCTTTGAGCTTTACATACATCCTCTTAAGTTCGAACATCGACCTCATAATTCGATTGAATAGCTCTTCGCATTTGTTATCGACTTGCGTCTCGGTCATGTCTCGTATCTTAGACATTTTAACTCCCTAAAGTGCTATTGACTACTGCTACTATCAATAGTATCATTAATAAGACTAATGTCAACAGTAATTGTGTGAAAAGTGTAGGAAATGACGATATGTTTCAAGATGATGACACCCCAAAGTTAACGAAGTTCTCGATAACCATGTCGAGCGACCTTAAATGTAAAATGAAGTCCATTGCGCCGCTCTATGGGCACACGTTAACGACGATAACAATTAAGCTCTTTAAAGACTATATAGCTCTTCACGAGTCTAAGGTTGAGCTTGATCGCAAAATGAAGAAGTAGATCTAATAAGAACGATGTGGTATAACCTTTGAAGCATCAAGCATAATAATCAAGGCCCAGACTTTTTAGATCTGAGCCTTAATAACTTTTAAACCCCTCGACATTAGCCTTCTTCCCCTCAAAAGTAGGAAGCTATGTCTACAAGATAGTAGAGCCATGATAGCAACTACACTAAAACCTTCTGACAAGATATCCACCAGATACTCTGGTTATATCGGCTTCAATCTCGCCAAGAGTAAAATGCTGCATTCAGGATGCATTAATAATCTTCAGCAACCAGATTGCTTTGGACTAATAGTGTTCCACGAAGGAGCATTATTATGATTTATAATATGCAATCATTATTGGAAAGTCAAGCTCTGGGGGCACTTTCCAATGAACATGGCAGATTGTCACACAATCAGGAATTAGAAGCTCAAGAGCGCATTAATAATCGGCTTGATCGTTTAAAGCAACGATCTCACGCTGAAATTGTCGCCCGCAAGGCGGTAAGGAATCGCGGACTTAAAGAGATTATCGATGTTATCTCACTGGCTACCCCTTCGGCCCTTATGGTGCTCAGTACATATATTAACGCGAGTAGACTCTGGCAGCGCGTAACGCTATCCGCTCCCCGTATCGGCAAGATGATTAAGCGAACCGAGAAGACGGTCGACCGCGCTAACTCCTATTGGAGAGAGAATGGCCTCATCTTCACCAAGCGAAGATTTAACAATTCCAACGTCACGCATCTCAATCCGATACTTCACCACCCCAAGCTCAAGGCAAAGCTCTGGCCTCTCATTGATGCATACAAGTATGTCTTCCAGCAGGCATCACGTTATCTCTCTATCTGGCTTCTCTTTTCCACGAATGTCCCTTTAGAGAATAGAGATATATATATAACTAAGAATAACGTAGAAATTGATAGTCAATTGTATAAGGAAGTAAATACTCACTCTCGAGAAGTGACTGTCAATTGTTCTACAGAAGTAGGAGGAGAATCTACTCTTCTCCAAGTTGAGGAGGTTGAAATGGTTGAAGCGCATGCTACCCCCGAAGAGATCCAACAGGATATCCGAGAGCGACGCCGAGAAGTTGCAGCATCAATGTCACCGCTCCTCAAAGAGCGTGTGACCAAAATACTCCATCTTACCGCCAAGGGCCAGATTAGATTGATGCGCTACTGTGATGGAGCAATGCTCTATGCGCTCGAATGTCTCAACAAGCATGGACTCAATGAGACATCGATTAACTTCAGACTCTTCGAATCAGCGTGCATCGAATACTCCCGCAATAACGACATCAAAATCGAATCTGATGCCAATGATTTACTTCTCAAAGAGCTCAGCTACGTCGAATCACAGGCATGTTTCAAGCGGCTCACGTTACAAAGTCATCTCGCTCAGCGCGTCGCAACTCCTCCTGATCCTAAAAGAGCAGCGTATGAGCGCAAGTCTCGCCCTAAGGGAGAGCGATCTACCCCTTATGTAGATAATCCCCTACTCCCCTCTGCCACTAAAATTACCCGCGCACTTGAAAAGGGCCAGCAAGAGACCCAAAGAGTTTCCCCCTATAAACAGATGGCGATGGACCCTGTACTCAACGAAGCTTTTGCGGCTCTCGCCCTTAAGCTTGGATACGAGAATGTCCTCCCACTTCAAAATTCGGTTCTAAATTCAGTTAAAAACGAAGACAAGTGATTATTGATGTACTAGGCTACCCATCAAGGTATCGTTCGTTATATTCAAAATTTGAGGCCTAGCTGAATGATGTACACGCGTATACTAGAGATGCCGGTGATGAAGTACGTTGTGCCAGGAACTCCCGTTCCCCTCCAAAGGCCACGCTATGGCATGGGAACCCGTCCCTTTGATGCTCAAAAGCACCAAAAGCTCGAATTTAAGAATTGCGTAGAGGCGCAACATGGCAACCTTCCCTTTTACACGTACCCGATACAATTGATTGCCTTCTTCCACTTCATCATTCCCAAGACAAGCGTCACGCGTACTGATGAATTGATGAACACGCCCCATGTATTTAGACCCGATGTTTCTAATCTCATTAAGTTCGTTGAGGACAGCGTTGAGGGCATTCTCTATCGTGATGATTCAATTGTGTACACCGCATTTGGCATGAAATTCTGGAGCGATGTGCCCCGTACTGAGTTCATAATTATACCAGTTGACTCTTATACCAAGGTTAATCCCCATGAATTTTACAAGTGGTGAAATATACTACGACGTGAACCAGGTGCGAGAATACCTGAGGCTTTCCAACAAGGATTGGTCTCGCTTTCATACGCTCCTTCCTTGGATGATTCGCGATGGCAAGCAGTGTTGTGGCTTCTTGGTACTGCAAGAGATTAAGCGCAGACTCGACCCTGAGTGTTATCTAGGGGAGGCTCAGATGATACTTGAAACGAATCTGTACTACTACCTCTTTCGACAGCGCGTGAAGGAGCTTGGAATTCCTAGTTTTAAGCACCCATTTAATACGCGCATCTTATATAGAACGTCTGATATACCCATCATCAAGGAAGGTCGACATGAATGGAACACCAGATTGTAAAACGAGCGAGCGCATTGCGGGAAATGAGGTTGAGTATTGCTGCTTGGATTTTAGAGATGCTGATCAAATCCTCCAGTTATTTACCTATTCAGCTCCTAAGTACTATATACGCGGGATTAATGATAGATTTAGCGCTTCAATCGATTATTGTCCGTGGTGTACAAAGCAAATTCCTTGGAAGGAGAAGATGTGACCGAGAAGCGTAAGTTCAACCCCGATGGACCACGAAAGAAGCCATTCTATGACACCAAGCGAAAGAAGTTGGTTATTCCTGCGCCATGTAGTGGCAATGACGCTTCTGGCGTCCCCGCTTGTGGTCTTATGGCATCGGGTATTCCAGCAGCCGGAGAGCGTTCCCTCGAGATCGAACGAAGATGGGAAGGCCTTGCAGATATACCAACCGATATCCAAGAGCAAAACAAGTTGGGATTATACATGCTCAACGAAGTACGTGCCGGTCGATGCACTGACCCAGGGATGTTTGCTGCTCATTTGGGTCTCAACCCATACAAGTTCAAGAGCATTGCCGCTGATAATGAATACTTCAGCGACTGTCTCGATATTGCCAACTACATTATCGGAGAGTCAGGATTCCAAGATGCTCTCGACCGGAAGAAGGACGGAAACGTCTTCATGCGCAAATACGCTCTCTATAACCGAGACTATCGCCAATGGCTTGAGGAGATGAAGTTGAAAGAGTCAACCAGAGTCGCTACTCAGGCTGTTGTGGTAATGGAGCGCATACCAGATTCACCCTTGGTGCCACTCTTAAAGAAGGAGTCCGATGAATCATAACGAGATTGAGCAGTCATGCTGGAGATGCGCAAAGATGTGTGATCAGCCAATTTGGATTGATGTCATGACGATTATAGCAACAGTGTTTATGTATATGGGAATGGGTATGTATATAACAGATAGGGTGTTTGATCGGGTTGATAGAGCTATATACCACTTGCACAGAGGGTTTTAATATGGAGATGGAGCATCCCGATGTAGTAATTCGTTGTGAGAATTGTGACGAGATATCAGATATCGAATCATATAACCTTCCCAAGTGGCAGATAGAACTTGAAGGGCTCAATCATCTCGATGACCATCAGCGAAATATCGCAGCTTGCAAATTAATTTCGAATATAGCGGGATTCTTTCAGTTCGTTGAAGACCGACTGGACACCGTGGGGGTCCGCATCGATATCTCAGTTGTCATGCAGCCTAAAGGCGATATGGTCGATGAATCCGACTTCGCTTCGCTTCGCACGGACAGGGATGATTCTGATGAAGATCACAACCACGAATGTACGTGTGGAAAGGAGGGCAATGCCTAAGTCTTTACCACCACCGCCAATACCTGAGATTCCTATTGAGCAGGTGCTCGAAGGATTCGATGAGGAAAATTTGGCCCAGATTGTACGTGGACTGCAAGCTTACGAGCTAGAACTGAAGCAACGCCGACAAGGAAAGATTCTCTTCATTTCGCTTAAGGCTTGTGAAGATCTCCGGCGAGCGGTCTACGAATGGGCCAAAATACGTGAGCAAACAGATAGATTAAGACAATTACGCAATAAGCCTGACACTGAGCAGGAGCCATACAAACACTTGATAACGTTAGTAACGGAGGCCCAATATGCCCTTGCTGAAATATTTACTGATGCCACAACTCCGCTCGATGGGGAAAGCTACTTTGGCCGAAGCGCAGCCAAGCCAGCAGCCCGAAAAGATAGTGCTGAAGGGTGACAGTTCCATGGTCGACATATCAGAAGTTCGTATCATTCCCATTCGCCCTAAGGACTTTGGACTCGTAGGATTCGCAAGCCTTGTCATCAATAAGGCAATCTACTTAGGCTCTATCGCCATTATGGCAGCTCCTGATGGTGTGTATTATCTCGTCTATCCACAGCGCAAGTCGGGCAAATCGCAGTTCAGTATGTTCCATCCTGTCGACAAGCGAGTAGCATCTGCTATTGAGAAGGCGGTGCTTGAGAAGTACGAAAGCATCATGCTTCCCAATGAAGAATGGTCGTATAGGCAAGTAACAGGATTATAGGAGTGATTATGAATTCTTACCTATTTGCTGCATCAATGGCTCGCCAGCTCGACACGGCCAAGTTTAAATTGATCCCTGATGGACAGTTGAAGGAATTTAGTAAGTGCCTACAGGATATGGGGCAGGAGTTGGCCGATGCCTCACTTCTTATCTTGTTGATCTTGGATTCTCCTCCTGAAGGCATGCCTAAAAGCACCGAACAGGCGCTTCAGAAGTCCTTTGGGTTGCTCCTCGAGGCTCGCTCTAAGCTCAAATACGCTTACGAGCGCACATATGAGGGATTCTTTGACGCGCAACTATTTGAGCCAATAAGTCATTCCAAGTCATGACTATTTTCAGAATAGTATTTACTTTACTCACATTATGGGCATACGGTCCTCTCGTCCAACGAGGGGCCCCAATGTCCGTAATGACAACCGTTCACCTTAACCGCTTTAAGCCGCGTGAATATCAGATTCCGATCATGGATGCGATACTCAACAAGGGTTATAAGCGCGTCCTGTGTATATTGCCTCGTCGTGCTGGCAAAGATGTGTGCGCGTTCAACATCATGATCCGAGCCGCTCTTAAGAAGGTGGGCGTCTACTACTACATCTTCCCCACGTATAGCCAGGCTAAGAAGGTTATCTGGACGAGCATCACGAACACGGGCGAGCGATTCCTCGAATACATTCCCCAAGAGATTATTAAGTCGACAAACTCTCAAGAGATGACTATCCATCTCACCAATGGCTCGTTGATCCAGTTGGTAGGAAGTGATAACGTTGACTCACTGGTGGGTACCAACCCACAAGGAGTAGTATTCAGTGAATATGCGATCCAAGATCCACGTGCTTATCAGTTCCTTCGGCCTATTCTTGTTGCTAATGATGGCTGGAGTCTATTTGTATCGACTCCGCGGGGAAAGAATCACCTCTTTACGCTCTATGAGATTGCCCGGACAAACCCAGAATGGTATTGTCTCAAGCTCTCAGTAGATCAGACAAATCACATTCCTCTCGAATTCATTGAGAAGGAGCGGGCCGAAGGGCTCATGTCGGATGATTTAATCCAACAAGAATATTACGTTTCATTTGATATGGGCGTTGAGGGCGCATATTACACCAAATATCTCGACCGCATGCGCCTGCGTGGCCAGATTGGCGATGTTCCATGGGAGCCGGCTCATGAAGTACATACATGCTTTGATATAGGCGTATCAGATTCAACGACAATTCTATTTGTACAAATAATTGGGCAGACTGTCAGAATAATAGACAGTTATGAAAATTCTAAGGTGGGATTAGAGCATTACGTCAAGGTGGTTAAGCAAAAGCCCTACGACTACGGCAAGCATATAGCACCCCATGATATTCGCGTTAAAGAGTTTGGATCCGGCATAACGCGCTGGGAGAAGGCTCGTCAGCTGGGAATTACCTTCACGATGGCTCCTGGTTATCCTAAGGTAACGCTTGAGGATGGTATCGAGGCTGTTCGCAGCTCTTTAGCTAAGATCTGGATTGATAGTAGTTGCTCGTCATTCATCAAAGCAATAGAGAACTACCGTCAAAAATACGACCACAAGAATAAGGTTTACCATAATGAGCCACTCCATGATTGGTCCTCCCATTGGGCTGATTGCCTGAGGTATCTCTGCACATCCTTGCACTTATTGCGGAGAGGCGAAAGCCCTGAAGATTTTGAACGGCGTCGTAATGAGGCGCTCTATGGTTATAATTCCAACCTTCCATCGATATTTAGGGATGATTTGCCGAACTTTTAAAGCGTATCTGTTACACTCTTGCGGCTTCTGTCGCATATTTCCTATTAAGGAGAGCTATGAATCATACCTACGAATACAACAACCAAAAGGGAATATTCCCTGAGCTGGGGGACAAGCCCGCTTCGGTCAAATACGACTACAAGACCTGTCCTTGTTGGCTCTGCGACATGTTGCGTTCCAAGATTAAGACTAATTCCAAGGGGCATGATGGTTGGATTACCAATTTTGGCGATCTTGTTCCCCTGACGATATTGGTTCCTCAGTATCACTTTCGACATCTCGAGTCGCTCTATAACATCCACAAGACGGGGCATGTAGATGATGATATGGCGGCACTCCTTGCTACTGTTGCCCTTGATCTGTCGGCCTATCTTGTGGGGTATCGCTATCCGCATATCAAGAAGCTGCTCGATGAGAAGAATCGGAAGAAGGCATTAAAGTCTGAGCGGATTGCAAATGAAGCATACTAAGTATTGCTAATTTCCATATTTAGGGCATAGGGTGTCCTCGAAATAAGTACGCTTATCAGAGGACACCATAATGCTCTTCCCCCAGCTTTCGAATACCTACTACGATGAACCCCATCGCAATGTCCTGGCCTTGATGGAATCGTTTTACGCTGAAAGTATCACGATCAATCAGTCATTTTGGGGGGAGGCTGATACGGACACCCGATTTTGGCAATTTGACCAGACGGTTTACAATGATCTCTATGGGAATTTACCAGCCAATCGCAGACGACAATTTACTTTTAATAGAATTAGAAGATGCATCAACATGGTTTCGGGCTATCAGCGCAAGAACCGCAAGTCCACGATTGTTACCCCTATTGAGAATGGTGATGCTGAAACGGCTGACCAATTCACCAAGATTCTTATGTGGGTTAATCAGCATGAAGGCGTCCTTGAGACGGTATCGAACGCGTTTGAAGGATCTCTCGTTACCGGTATGAACCTGCTCCACGTGTGGATGGACTATCGCACCGATCCTGTTTCAGGGAATATCAAGGTTGATAACTGCAGCTATAATAGCTTCCTTATCGATCCCTACTTCCGCAAAATGGACCTGAGTGACTGTCGCGCCATATGGAAGCGCTCATTCTTGACCAAACGTGAAGCTATATCACTCATGCCTGGTCGAGCAGATGAGGTGCTTGGACTACAAGGCCTCGATTCGGGCACAGGACGCGACGGCAAGTTCCAGTTCATGGCTGAGTCATATAACTATGGTATGAAAAATTTACTTTCCTATGATGAATTTTGGTACCGCGATTATCGCATGCAGAAGATCATCTGTGATCCCCAAACGGGCGAGATTATGGAGTGGCCTGGTAGTGATAACGATGAGCAGTTGAAGTTCTATATGCAGACGTATCCAAATCTCGTACTCCTTGAGCAGGAGATCCCGACCGTTAAGCTGGCTATCGTTATCCAGGGCAAGGTATTCTACGACGGCCCGAACGTTAATGGCACCGATAGTTATCCGTTCATACCAGTGTTTAGTTACTATGCTCCAGAGCTTCCCTACTTCCCGACTCGGGTGCAGGGACTTGTTCGCGGCATGAGAGATGCTCAATACCTCTATAACCGACGAAAAGTAATCGAATTAGACATTTTAGAGTCTCAGATTAACTCAGGATTCATCTACAAGGAGAATGCGCTTGTTAATCCCAAAGATGTGTGGCAATTAACAGGGCAAGGTCGTGGTTTAGCGCTTAAAGAAGAAGCTAATATGACCGATGTGATCCAAATTCAGGCTCCGCAAGTTCCTCCATCGATGATTGAGCTCTCCAAAATTATGGGCGAGGAAATTCAAAATATCGCTGGTATTAACGAAGAGTTACTCGGTAGCGCGGTGGATGACAAGGCAGGAATTCTCTCTATGCTTCGGCAAGGGGCTGGGCTTACCACCCTTCAGGGCCTATTTGATAACCTTGATCACGCACAGAAGCTCTTGGGCAACTTGATGCTTCAATTAATTCAGGCTAATTTTACACCAGGCAAGGTGCAAAAGATCCTCGAGGGACAGCAACCTGCTCCACAATTCTATTCGAAGGCGTTTGGAAAATATGGTTGTGCCATTGAAGAAGGCTTTAATACGACGACTCAGAAGCAAATGCAGTTTGCGCAGCTGCTCCAGTTGCGAGAGTTGGGCATCCCAGTCCCTGATGAAGCTCTCCTTGATGCCGCCATCATTCAAGACAAGAAGAAGCTTATTGAGTCAATCAATGCTCAAAAGCAGCAGGCTCAACAAGTGCAACAGATGCAAATGCAGGCCGCGCTTCAAGAGCAAAGTGCGCGTACCGAACTTGCGAAATCACGTTCGATTGCAGATCAGGGACTTGGTCTCGAAAGACTCTCGCGAGTCAAAGAGAACCAGGCTTTGGCGGAAGAGCGTACAGCTGCTTCTGAGAAGGATCACGCTATGGCAATCCTTAACTTCATCAAGGCATCTAAGGAGCTTGATGGAATCGATCTTAGTCACGTCTCTGAATTAATCAAATTAGCTGATATGATGAGGGCCAAAGAACAAGGCCAACTCAGGGAGCCAGAGCAAATTATATGACTATGATTACTTTAGCAGCACTATTATGCAGCGTGTCCGCCGATAATGACCGCTGCTTCATAATATACGACCCTTGGAAAAACGCTTGCGGGAGGGATTCTTACTACATTCTTTGGTTTGAGTAACGAAGTCCTCCTCCTCTTGCTGCTCCTTAAGAGCCCTCTCCATATCCTCTTCATCGAAGAGCATGATGCACAATAATGAATCCAATTGATCTGCCAATTCGAAGGCCCTCTTGAGATTCTTAAGGGAGCGCTTTCCATAGGGAGTCCTCTTAACCTCTTGATCTGCTTGAGAGAGAAAGCATATGTTGGTTTTCAAATGTCTAATTAAAGACAATGATTCCTTGAGGCTATATTCCATGTGAATAATCCTTTACGAGTGAGTCAATTCGCAGAGTAATCTAGTCGAACAATTATGTTTGTCTACTACCCTGCTGCGACATTTACTCTGACGTACTACGACACTAAAACATGTCGTAGTAAATTGCCGATCGGCAAAGTATTGCTATTGTCCACATTTGGCTCCTACACCACGGACGGGTATTCATCTGAGTACTCGTAAGAGGTTAACCTTGCAGCCCGCTCAGGGTGTCTGCAGTTACGAGAGGAGCCATTATGGCTAAGAGGCATCATTCATCCCGACGCTCAGAAGGAGCAGGTCATCATCGCGAGATGCATAACGACGAGAGGCGTACACAACAAGACCGTGGCGTTATCGGCAACTTTAAGCATCATGACTACTATGCAGGCCAAGAATCTCGCCGCCGTATGGAAATGGAAGATGCTGGCATGATCCACGAAGATCATCGCGCAATCGCAAATATGCCGCAAGAAGTGATGATCAAGCCTTATCCGCGCACTGGTCCATATCTTCCTGAAGGAATCGACGACACAATCCGTGGCGTAGACCACCAGATGGATTATGACGATTCACAACGTGCACGCAACTTCTATCCTAAGAAGGTATAAGGCATGAAGATAGTTGATATATTCTATCAAGCTGGCCGAATTCGATCTGACGACGAACATGAAAATGTGGCTGCTATTGGCCGCAATCAGGTGACGCGTTCGTACGAAGAAGTGTTCCGCGATGAGCTTGATCGCGAGGACATGAAGCTCCGTACCACTCGTTATCCTGAGATGGTTGTCGATCCGCGTCGAAGACAGGAGCTTGCTGATGGCGGAATGGTTCGCGAGGACCGTAAGGCTATGGCTAACTTGTCAGGTCGTGCGGCACATTATGAATATCCGCGATTGGGATACTATTCCACTCCGTATATTGATGCGATTACACGAGTAAAAGCCCGCAGAGGAACGAAGTAATTCGCAATTTTGTCGGGCCGAACTTGACCCGACAGGTCATGTGGTATACTAAGGAGTTTTGCTGTGCCAACGATGATAAGGATGCCAGGTAAAGGCAAGAAGATAGCGTGGAACATACTTGGTAAGCCGGCTAATATCGCATATAAGCCCGATGCCAAGCAGCGCAAGATCAACAGCGTCCTGTTGTTCCAACAGACGACGCGAACTCGTTAGGATAGTTATGAAGAAGGCGAAGAGTTCGGCAAAGAAGTTTGCCAAGAAGGTTGTGAAGAAGGCAGCTAAGAAGGTCGTTAAAAAGGCCCGTAAAGTTGCCAAGAAGGGTGAATCTAAGGTTGAGAAGGTAATGCACGAGTATAAGTATGGGGAACTTCATAGCGGCTCTAAAGAGGGGCCAAAAGTGAAGAATCCTAAGCAGGCGATTGCAATAGCCCTCTCAGAGGCTCGCAAGACGGGCGCTAAGATTCCTAAGAAGCGAAAATAGCATTGCGGGGGGACTTATCATCCCCCTCGATTTACAATTATTCTTTCAAAAGGCGATCATATATCACATAGGCGACCATATGGTGAAGCAATGCAGCAGCTGCGAGCTCCGTCCATTGCTTGACTGAATGAAACTCAAAGTAGAGATGCGGCTCAAGATAGAACCATGCGCCCACCAGCACTGATAGCAGAGCAAGCAAGAGCACTATCCATCCCCGAGAAGTCCTTGGGGGTAATATCTTACAAAACTGATGAATAACAATCAGTAAGACGCTTCCCGCAAGGTATACGTGATAAAACAATAGCCAGTCGATCATGAACAATGTCCTCCTCTATGCTCCAGGCAGCGCCGCGAGCCCCATACAAAATAGGGTCTTTGCGGTATATCTCAATCCACCATACCAAAAGCCACTCATCGCAACCGCTGCGATGCCTGATGGCTCAAGAAGGCGATCAAGCCAATCTCCCCATATGGGCGATGATGCCGCTCCCAGTGTACCACCTACATACTTTGCTGTCGTCTCCCCTCCAGGGCCATAGATAGTGGATACAACGTTGCTGCCCACCTGAAACCCTACCGAGACTACCGCGCCCATGACTCCATGCTTGAACGCTCCGGTCGCGACATCCTGGAGCTGGCTATTGAAAATAGTGCTTCCAAGGCCCTTTTCGATGGAGTCTTTTACGGTCTTTGGAAGCTTGAGAAGCTTTTCGGCGACGTAAGACTTCGTATTAGCCTTGATCCTCTCC